AGATTAAGTGAAGGATTTCCAGGAGGAATAGGAGTTGGATTAAATTTGCCCGGAGGATATATAAATGGTGCACCAACAGGTTCGGTAACGGAATTGGTTAGTGGTTATGAATTAAATCCATATGACCCGATTACAGAATTATTAAATCAAGTAGTTACCGAAGAATTATTTCAAGAGTTTACTAAACAATATTTTACAGAGGAATCTGAAGCTGAAAAAATGGGATTAGTCCATTTAGGTGGTGGATATTATTCAACCGATAAAACCAAACCCGCAACTCATAAATCGGACAATGGTAAAATAAGAACATTGACTCCCGCAGAAGCAGCAGCTGAAAAAGAAAAAAGTATGGCAAAAGGCCCATCGGATGCACCTGCAAACGAACCAAAACCATCTCAACCTGGTCAACCTGTTAATAAGGGTACAACTGCACAGGGTAAAACCGATACTGAAAAAGAAAAATCTGCACAAAATAAACCAGGAGAAGAAAAGCAAGAAGTTCCACCTGAACAAAAATTAAGTGGAGCAGAATTAAAATCATCAGCCGAAATGTCACCAGAAGATAAAAAAGTTGCACAAACAAAAGAGACATTAGACAAAGCTAGAAAAGAAATGTCTCCGGAAGATAATGAATCAATTGATAAAGTAAATAATCCACAATCCGAAGAAAGAAAAGGAGCTATTAATTCAATAAAAAAAGCAGCATCTTATATTGCACATGGTATTAAGCATGTAATTGACCATAATGTAGAAATGATGGTAGGAACTGGAAGAGCTATAAAATCAATAGCAACTACTGGTAAAATAGGAAGTATTAAAGATAAAGATGGAAATAATGTTCATTGGAATGATTATACACAATCAGGTTCAGCAGCTGAAGGTTGGGGCCCAAAGATGCAAGAAGTTCCTGTTTATAAAAAAGATAAACATGGACATGATGTGGTGGATAAAGACGGAAACAAAGTACAAGATAAAAATATATTAGGAAAACCAAAAACAAAAAAAGAACCCGTATATAGAGAAGATTTAACACCAGAAGAAAAAGAATTGGCAGAAAAGTCTTGGAAAGAAAGTCAAAGACAAAAAAGCGGTATTAAAACACTTGCAAAAACAACCGCATTAATAGTTGGTTCAATAGCAGTTACAGGTGGTATAATAGGAGCGGGTGCTGCAGCTGCCAAAGGTGGTGGACTTGGTGCAATGGCACAAGGAGCTGGAGCAAAGATAGCAGCCAAATTTGGAGGAGGACATTTGGGTTCTTATATAATGAAAGATATTGTAAAACACTCAGCTGCCGAAGCATTGGGAGCAAATGCAACACAAGCATCAGGTGTGGGTATCGCATTAGGAGCTGCGGGTATATTTGAAAATAAAAATGGTGAAGAAGGGTTTGATACTAAAAAATTTGTACCAAACTTTATGAAAAAAACATTGGAAATAATGCAAAATTATAAACTTTCCGATGAACAACTATTAAAAACTATTGAAAAATATAAAAAAGAAGGAAATAAAAATCAATCTATGGCTAACGCTTCGGATTTGATGAAAGAAAATATTTCCGAATCAAAACAACAATCTATTCAACATTTTGTAGAGTTTGCAACTAAAAGATTAAAATTAAAAGAAAATCCAAAGATAAGTTTAGTTGGTGGTAGAGAATTTGCGGAAGTAAAAACCAGTTTAGGTGGATTTGACCCAATGACAAAAGAAATATATGTTGCAACCGAAGGTAGATTAACGGCAGATATTTTGAGAACTCTTGCACACGAAATGGTTCATAGAAAGCAAGATGAATTGGGATTGGTTAAAAATCCAATGAAAGATGGTGCAGATGGTTCTCCAATAGAAAATCAAGCACACGCCGTAGCAGGAATCTTAATGAGAGAATATGGTAGAATCAATAAACAAATTTACAATGAAGATATCAATATAGATGTTGATAAGGGTGATGAAGTTTTGATGGGTAAATTCAAAAATAAAAAAGTCGTTGTAAAAGATATTGGAAAGGATGACTACGGAATGCCAACAATAAATGGTAAGAAAGCAGCAACATTTAGATTGGGTCAAAAAGGCCAAAACATATACGAAATGGGTAATAAAGATGTCCATTTTATGAATATTATAAAATTATACAGAGATTCAACATTTAGAAAAAGAATAAATGCATATCTTTTTGGTAGAACAAATATGCCAGCAAATCCAAATATGGTTGCAAAATCACTTCGTAATATGGGATATGATGAAATAATCCAAATGGAAAAAGAATTAAATATTAAACCAGATTTGAATGAATCATTATTATTAGAAGGTGGAGCATATGGACATATGTCACATCCGTTTGATGATATGGATTTAACTTTTGGTGATTTAAAAAATATAATAACAAATGCTCTTAATGGTGATTTGGGAGTAGTTAGAGAAAAAACCGATGGACAAGCTTTAGCAATAAGTTGGAAAAATGGTAGATTAATTGCAGCAAGAAATAAGGGACATTTACAAAATGCCGGAGCAAACGCATTGGGAATCGAAGGTGTCGCAGCTAAATTTACCGGAAGAGGTGGATTGACAGACGCGTATAATTTTGCAATGAAAGATTTATCGGCAGCAATATCATCTTTATCTCAAAAACAAAAAGAAAGAATTTTTGGTGAAGGTAAAAACTTTATGAATATTGAAGTTATTTGGCCAACATCGGTAAATGTAATTCCTTACGGACAAGCTTTATTGGTTTTCCATAATTGTATTCAGTATAACGAAAGTGGGGTTGCGGTGGGACAAGTAGATGGTGCAGAAAATATATTGGCAGGGATGATTAAACAAGTAAACGCAGATGTTCAATCAAAATATACAATACAGGGCCCACCAATTACAAGTATACCTAAAAATGATAATTTAAGTTCTAAACAAAGTAAGTATCTTTCTAAATTAAATAAATTACAAAACGAATTTAGATTAAGTGATTCCGATAATGTTGCAGACTATCATCAAAGTTGGTGGGATTGGTGGATTACATCAAATGCACCTGTAAAAGTTGATAAACTTACAAAAGAATCATTAATTAGAAGATGGGCATTTGGAGATAAGTCACTTAGATTGAATACAATATCAAATGAAGAATTACAAAAGTGGGCAATTACACAAGATAAGGTAAATGTTATAAAGCAACAAAAAGATAATATTAGACCATTCGAAGAATTATTTTTAGGAGTGGGTGCAGATGTTTTAGAATTTGTAAGTTCGGTATTGACTGTTCATCCTGATAAGGCAATTAGGTCAATGAAACAAGTTGCATCACAGGTTAGAAGTGGTGGAGACCAATCCAAAGTTCAAAAATTGAAACAAGAATTAAGTAGATTAAATGCTTTGGGTGGTATTGATAAGATAGTTGCAACCGAAGGATTGGTGTTCTTTTATAATGGAAAAACTTATAAACTTACAGGTTCATTTGCACCACTAAATCAAATCTTGGGTATTTTTTACGAATAATTTTGATATATATAGTATAAAGAAACAGTTATAAAAGTATAGAAATATGGCAAAAAGAAAAAGTTTTGATGAGAAATCAAAAGGGATGCACAAATCTCGTAAACTTATCATAGACACGGTTTTTGGAAGAACGGATAATAATCAAACTCATTTTGGATATGAAGGTGAGGTTGAAGAAACGAGAGAGGTTGGTGAAAGATGGACTGACAAAGAAGGAAAAGAGTGGGAACAAAAAGAAGGATTTAAAGTTGCAGTCACTCAAATGGACGATGTAAGACAATTTTTACAAAAGTTGAGTACATGTTCATCAGAAGATTGTAAAACAGAATCATATAGTAATGCAGACAAAAAACTAATTCGTAAAACAGGAATGTGTATTGTTTGTCTTGCAAAGTTTGAACATGGTTTAAAAGAAGATGGAACATATCCATTCTATGAAGATTATAAGATAACAAGAAACAAACTTGCTTATGTTAGAGAATTAAAGGATAGATATGAAGAAGCTTTAAGTGGTATTAGAAAACAAATGGAAATTATCACCGAAGATGGTAGAACTGAAACTTGGACATGGGAAGTAGATATTGAAAAAGTAAAAACAGATTTGAAAAAAGACATCGATGGAGCGTATGAAGCCATTGAATTATTAATAGAAAGAAAAAGGTTATTAGAAGAAAAATTGGTTGAGTTAAATCATCCAGAATTAATTAAAAAATAAAAATTATGAAAAAATTATTGAATTTTAAAAACATTGCAATTGCAGCTTTAATCATTTTTATATTATTACAATGGTTTAACCCAGGTGATATTCTACCTGGTAAAAAAGTTTATATTGAAGGTAAAGCATACGAAGTTATCAAACATGAAATTGATACAATTGATATTGTAAAAACAAAAGTAGTAACTAAAAAGGGTGAAGATATTTATCACGAAACAATCGTTGAAAAAGAAGTACAGGTACAAGTTCCTGCAATAGTAGATACTATGGCTTTATTAAAAGATTACTATTCAAAGGTATTATACAAAGATACATTGGTTTTGCCTGATTCATTGGGAACTGTTTCTATTTTGGACACAATCACGCAAAACAAAATATTGGGTAGAACATTTAATGCAAGTGTTAAACAAAGAACTATAAAAGAAACTATGATTGTTAAAGAATTACCAAAAACACAAGTATACTATGGTTTAACTGGTGGATTTAACAAAGAAGATGTGGTTTCAAATGTTGGTGCAGGATTACTTATAAAAACTAAAAAAGATAAAATCTATAATTTAGGTATTGGTGTTGCTAATAGAGTATCCGATGGAACCAATGGAACATTATCTCCATATATTGGTGGTGGTGTTTATTGGAAGATTAAATTCAAAAAATAATGGGAGTTCAAGGGCAACCTAAGAAAACCTTAAAAGAGATAATTGCTGAAGAATATCGCAAATGTGCGTTAGACCCAATTTACTTTATGAAGAAGTATTGTGTCATTCAGCATCCGGTGAGAGGAAAAATACCCTTTCACCTTTATCCATTCCAGGAAAATTGTTTAACAGACTTTAAAGATAATCGTTTTAACATTATTCTTAAATCTCGTCAGTTGGGTCTATCGACCTTATCTGCGGGATACATTTTATGGAAGATGTTATTCAATCAAGACTTCAATGCGTTGGTAATCGCAACGAAAGTGACCGTAGCTAAGAATCTGGTAGAGAAGGTAAGAGTTATGCACGACTTACTTCCTATTTGGTTAAGAGATGGGGGTAGTAGTTCGGTGGAAGATAACAAACTTTCTCTTAAATTAAAAAATGGTTCACAAGTAAAAGCAATTGCAAGTTCTCCGGACGCAGGTCGTTCTGAAGCCCTATCCCTATTAGTTGTGGATGAGGCAGCATTCATTAGAGATATTGATGAGATTTGGTTATCAGCACAATCAACCCTATCAACGGGTGGTGCTGCAATCGTATTATCTACTCCAAATGGTATTGGTAACTGGTTTCATAAAATGTGGGTAGACGGAGAAAGTGGACAAAACGGATTTAATAATATCAATCTACATTGGACAGTTCATCCAGAAAGAAATCAATCATGGAGAGACGAACAAACTCGTATCTTAGGAATTAAAGGTGCAGCACAAGAATGTGATTGTGACTTTGTTGGTTCGGGAGATACGGTATTTGAACCGGCATTATTGACATGGTATAAAGATACATATGTGATGGAACCTGCACAAAAAAGAGGATTTGACAATAATCTTTGGGTATGGGAACATCCAAATTACAATAGAGCATATATGGTATGTGCGGACGTTGCACGTGGTGACGGAGCTGACTATTCTACTGCACAAGTTATAGACATCGAAGATAGTTCACAAGTTGCAGAATATAGAGGTAAAATTGACACAAAAGATTTTGGAAACTTCTTAACTGCATTGGCAACCGAATATAATAACGCACTTTTAGTAGTAGAGAACTCAAATGTAGGTTGGGCATGTATTCAACAAATTATCAATAGAGGATATCAAAATCTATTCTATATGAGTAATGATTTAAAGTATATTGATACTGAAAGACAAATTACAAACAAATATTATAGAGATGAAAAACAAATGGTTGCCGGATTCTCTACAACATCAAAAACTCGTCCTCTTATCATTTCAGCATTAGATACATATATGACTGATAAAGATATTCTTATTCGTTCTAATAGATTGATAGATGAATTATTTACTTTTATTTGGAGTGGTGGTAGAGCAGAAGCTATGAAAGGATATAATGATGACTTGGTAATGGCATTGGCAATTGGATTGTGGGTTAGAAATACAGCACTTCGTTTGAAACAGGAAGGAATTGATTTAACTAAAAGTATGTTAAACGCTTCTCAAATAAACAAATATGAAGGAGTTTACACTGCAAACAGTCATTTAAAGCAAAATCCATATGAAATGAACATTGGTAAGGGTGAAATTGAAAATCTAACATGGTTACTTAAATAATTTTTTTATATTTATATGTTGAAACTATTATAATATGAGACTAATAAACTTAATTCCATTAAAAGAAATGGAAAATCCTTGTTGGAAAGGATATGAAATGGTTGGTACTAAGAAAAAAGATGGCAGAGAAGTACCAAATTGTGTTCCTGTAAGTGAAGATATCAATAGTGATGATGATGTAAATTATGGTTTAGTTGAACCGGAAGAATATGATGTAGAGGATGAAGATATGGAAGATTTTATTTCTTTTATGAGAGCATACGATACAAACCTAAACGAAGGGTGCCAATGTTTAAGAGAAGCAGAATATCAGGGTAGAGAAGTTAAATTGGGTAAACCAATGGCCGGCGATGTTAAGAAATTTAAGGTGTATGTAAAAAATCCATCAGGT